GAAAAAGCGTTGGTTAGTGCAACGCGTTGGATCGACACCTTGGATTTTGTCGGCAGCAAGTGTGACGCCAGTCAGCCGCTGAAATGGCCAAGGGCTAATGCTGTCTGCGGTGATTACGCTTATGGATGCGATACGGGTGTTCCGCCGCAGGTTGAGCAGGCCACGTTTGCTGTCGCCAATGTCTTGCTGGGTGATCCAACGTTCATCATTGGCGGCATTCCCGGTAGCGGTGGTGGCGGCGGTAGCAGCACCCCTGGCGAGCTTGTCCCTGGCATCCCGAACAGCGACCTGAAGGAACTGACGTTGGACGTGATGAAGATCGTCTGGCGTGACGATGCCAGCGGTTCATCAGGGTCTGTGGCGTTGTTAGAAAAACTGCCGGTGTTGTCTCAGATGCTGGGGTGCCTGACCACAAGCGTCGCGTCAGTAGGCACGTCACGAGTCATTCAACGTGTCCGCAGTTGAACAGCTAGATCTGTTCGCCTATGCCGCCACAGTGCGGCGTAAGCCGCCCAAGGGTGGCTGGTTAAAGGCCCCGTTGTCGAGACAAGAGCAACGGCGAATGGGGCAGATGTATGTCGAGCACCAAGGGCTGCTGCGTTTGCTTGGTTCCAAGTTGACCCGTCAGTTTCCGATGGTGGACAGCTTGGACGTGTTCAGCTGTATTGACGTTGCATTTCTGAAGTCGTGCCGTGCGTTTGACCCGACCAAGGGCAAGTTCAGCACGATTCTCACCAAGTTCGCGACGGGTGAAATTCGGCACTTCATCCGTGACCACAACTTCGTAATCGCAGCGCCATTGAAGGTGCGGGAGTTAAGCGTGCCGGTGCGGCGGTTGCTGTCTAACGGCCACAGCCTTGATGAGGTCGCCCAGATCCTTGGGGTAAGCAAACAGGCTTGTAAGGATGCAATTGTCGCCACGGCTGGCGTTGATCATGAGATCCAAGGCTTCGAGCTGCATGAGTGCGTCAGGCCAGGGCCAATGGACCTGCTGATGGCAGAAGAGAGGGCGGCAAGCTAGTTCAAATGCCCCCCTGCTGACCGTGAGCTTCTTTGCCGCTTTTGGGTACAAGACCTATATCGCGGCGGGTGACACCTGCAGCGATGTGCCGACCACATCAGGTTCAATGACTGAGGTCAAGAACCTCACGAACTTTGCGATCCAGTCCACGTCTGACACGGAAGACGTTCAGACCTATGACTACGACAGCAGCGGTTCAGGCGGTTGGGCTGCAAGTGTCGTGACAGGCAACAGCTACACGGTGGACTGCACCCTGAACATCGACATGCTCGATGCGGGCTATTTGATCTTGAAGCAAGCGGCATTGGATTCAGCCACTGGCACAGCTATTGAGTGGTTCCGCGAATCGCCTACACCTTCAGGTGATTGCGACACCGGCCTGCCTATCACCACAGCTGAAACCCATGCTGGCGTGGCTTATGTCACCAACTTCTCTGAGGACATCCAGGCAGGCAACGTGGCGGCTGTGACCTTCACGCTGACGGGCATTGGCGCTTACGTCTGGACGCAGGCCGCTACTTCTTAGTCCCCTTATTTTGTTTGAGCCATTTGGCGACATATGCCCTCATGGGCAGTTCGTCTAAAGAGGCTTTAACCCAATTGCGGGGCAGGTGCCCGGAGCCTGTCCCGTATAAAACTGCCTGCGCATATGGGGTATCCCAAACCCACCGCCGCATTGCATTGTTAGCGCCAAGCCCGCCTTTGGTCGGGCCAATCTTGGAATTCAGCAACCTGCCCGTGTCAATAATGTCGCGGGTTTTTTCTGCCCACTGTCCATTGCGTCGAAGTGTTCGGCGGGGCCAGTTCCATTTTTCATCAGTGAATTGACGGTCAAGGATCACGTCCAGCTCTTTGGCATAAGCGTCTAGGGCTTCTTGGGCGCGATTGCCTATCTTTGCGCGATTGATTTTCACCTTGCGCTTCCCTCTGCGTTTTGCCATCAGTCAACCCCTAGGTAGTCAGACGAGATCAGGCGGACCTTGTGGCCCAGCACGTTCATCAGCGTGTCGCCTAGCAGTCCTGTGGAGCCGTAAACAAAGCGGCAATCCTGCACGGTGCATTCATGCGGCGGTTCGCCTGCGAACGTCAGCGTGGCCTTTGTGCCGGCCCTGATGCGCGTATCAAGCTGAGTGGGGCTGATGCAATAGCCCTCGTAAGCGGCCACCTCTTGATCAATGCCGGGCAGTTCCCTGGCATAGCTGTTGCTACCACTCATCGCGCCGGGGCTTGTCGATGCCCCACGACGTAAATACAGCCGATAGCTCAGCGTTTCATTGACAGGGATGACGTTGCCCGTCTCTGGATCTTCCTGGACTGCAGCAGTGGGAACCTCGAACACTGCTACCGAGTTTTCTAGCGATAGCAGCGCACTGACCACGGCTTCTGACCCTTTCTCTAGGTTGCCTGAAACGGCGGCAAGCTAGACCAGAAGCGGAAAGTCAGTGGACGCGGGGTCGGTCGAACTAGAGCTGATTTTGACCGGGCTAAGCCAAGTCAAAAAAGACTTGGACAAATTCGAGCGCAACGCAAAGAAGTCTGCAGACGAAGCGGAGAAAGGTTGGAAAAAACTACAAAAGACAGTTGATGGTTTTGGTCGGTCAGTTGTAGGCATTGCCGCCGCGTTAGGTGCGGGCGCGTTTTTCAAAGCTGCCATTACTGAAGCGCTCGACTTCGACCGCGCTGTTACCAAGCTGAATGCAACGCTTGGCAAGGACGGAACGCAGGTCATTATTTCGCAGCTCAGGCGAGCGTCTGAAGAATATGGCGTCAGCTTGAAAAGCCTTACGGACAACTTTGGTTCGTTTACCGCTGCAGCTACACGGGCCAATATCCCAATCGCTCAGCAGCTGGGACTGTTTGAGCAAATCACCAAGTCCAGCGTTGCGCTGGGCCTAGGCAACAACGATCTCAAGCTAATTTTTAACGCCCTGTCGCAGACAGCATCCAAGGGTGTTGTGTCGATGGAAGAACTGCGGCAGCAGTTGGGTGAGCGCTTGCCAACAGCGTTGGCTGCTTTGTCTCTTGGCTTGGGCAAGACACAGAAAGAAGTCATTGATCTTGTCTCGTCAGGCAGCTTGAGTGCGCAGGACTTTGTGCCAGCACTGACGACAGGCTTGGCGCAACTAGGTAGCGATATTGATCTGTCTGGTGCAGCGTCTGACTTCAGAACATTTCAGGCGCAGCTTGAGGAGTTCATGCGTCAACTGGGTGACGTGTTGCTGCCTGGCGTCATCGATGCGCTGAACATTCTTACGAAGACAATGTCAAATGCCAATCTTGGCAATTTGGCAGAAGAGGTCTATGACATTCCAATTAACACCTTTGGCGGTGATGCCAATAAGGAGTTTGTTAAAGGGTTAGAAGACATCCGCATTGAGGCGGGTCTAACAGAAAAGGAGATGAAAAAGCTGTGGAACGCAGCTTTGAACAAGGCAAACGGAAGTACTACCTCTTCATTGTTTGGAACGTCTAGCGCGATTGGCAATGAAGAAAGGTCGATGAAGGCGTTGCTGGAAGTAATCAAGGAATATCGAAAAGAAAAAGAGAATCCAATTAAGAAAAAAGACGCCCGCATCATTGAGGCCAACCGCCTGCTGAGGTTGGAAGAGGACAGGGTCAAGGCACTTGCGGCATCAAATGAAGAGGCAAAGCGGGCTGAGGCGTTAGCGCTACAGCAGGCCAAAGTTTTGTATGGCCCCCAGACGCAAGCGATCATTGCGTCACAAATCAAGCTTGCCCAAGCGCAGCGTGAAGCTGCGATGTTCAAAGACACAACAACTACTGAGGCCCAGGATGCTGCCAGCGCTCAGTTGGTGGCTGCAGAAGAGGCAGCGCAAACAATTAAAGAGGCTTACAAGGAAGCCCGGAACACAGCTATCGAGGCCGCTGATGCGTTGGGTGAAGCGCGTAGCACCCGCGCTAAGCAGTTGTTTGACAAGGATTCAGGCATCAACCAATTCCTTAGCGGTGGGGCGTTAGGCGCTCGCCGCAAGGAAGGTATTCAGCTGCAGAAGAACGAGGCAGGCCGACTGAAGCGAGAACTGGTTAAGAGTTTTGCCGAGGCCGGTAATTTCATGGCAGCCCGTCAGATTGGTGCCAAGCGATTTGGCAGTTTTGACGAACGCCAAAAATTCATCGATGCAGCCCGTGATGAGCTGTACGGCCAAAAGGCATTGATCACCGCTAACGAAAAGCTGCAGAAGGCCCTGACCGATCTCAACACCACAATCATTAAAGGCTTTGATGGCGGCAGCACTGCGCAGAAAGAGGACTACAGGGCGCTGAAAGATTCCATTGACAGCTTGGTGCAAAAAGACTGGAGCGTGGGCGTTGAGGCCCGTCTTGAGGCGGATGGGTCCATCAGCGTTCAAAACGCCCTTAGCTGACTATGACTTGCGCACTGATTAACCCGTTGTCTGTCGGCTCTTGGGAGTACGCAGCAGGCATGTGGACCGCTTATCCAGCGGTGTACGCAGAGAAAGACACTGAGCTTGGTTTAACGGCTGAGGGGTTGAACGTGTCGGTGCTTTGCACAACCGAGGAATGGACGGCAATTAGGGCTGAATTTGATGAATGGCGTGATGCTCGTTTGCAGGATGAGGTTTACGACGAAAGCGAAGACGCCACCATTCGCGAGGTTGTCGGCTCAACAGTGAGGGTCAACGCTAAGACTCGTGGCGTCGAATGGGTTGATCGCGAGTGCTATTTCTTGGCTGCCCCACAGGCTGAAGATGTGGGCATGTTTTTACAGGTCACCTTTGACCTTGTTGACGCTGAGCAATGGGTGCAGTGCTACAACCGCGAAAAGGAAGTTGAAAAGGCTGACGAGGTTGTTTACTGCGGCACCTTCACGCTGTGGGGCACGGTGTTGAAACTGCGCAAGCCGCCGGAGTCCTATCAAGACATGCCAACGCTGACGTTATCGGCTGGCGGCAAGAGTTACACGACTGGGCCACGGGTGCCAACAGAAACGCGAGTGTTGGAAGGCGACACGAATCAAGCCGGTTGGAACAACATTTGGGCTCAATGCGGGAACAAAGCAAGCGCAGTGCCGAACAGTGATTGGTTTCCTGTTACGCCACCTAGCGCCAGCTGCACCAAGCGGGTCACTGCCGGAATACGCAATGACCTCTACACCGTTTCGATCACCGTCGCCAAGCCGCAAGTCTGATGACTGCCATTGATTCCCGCGCAACGATCACCTGCAACTTGGGTGATGTCATCTCAGGCGGCGTTAGCGACAGCTACCTGCAAAACAGCGGCCTTGTTTTCACCCGTGGGCAACTGACGCTGGCAGGCATCAAGACGCCAGCCATTGGCAGTGAGGTGACGATTAACTATGCGATGAACGGCGGAGGCACTGGCAAGATCCCGCGCAACTTGGTTGTGCTTTCGGCTTTTGCCGATCCATTCCGTCAAACCACTGAGGTGTCAGTTGGCTGCAAGCTGACCTTCCTTGATGGGGTGATGCCGGTCCCAAGCCTTGAGGACGGTCAGGCGGCGTACCTGAAGCCACGTCAACTGGAGTGCCTTAACGGGCTGGAGAAATCAGCATTTGCGCCGCCGATCTTTGCTGACGACGTTTTCAAATACTGCGTCGAGAAGCTGAACATTGGTACGGGCGGGGTGATCCTCGAAGGCGCGTACATGATGGATCGCTACGACCTGACGCAGGGTTACGTCTCCGCCATCAACAACCTGCTGCTGAGCGAAGGGTTGGTTGGTTATATGGGCGAAAACGGCAAACTGGAAGTCGTCAGGCTTGAACGTGAGCCAAGTGGGGGCAGCTACTTAAGCGCCAACGACATTATTGATGTTGCTGGCGTGAACAGCGGCGAACAGCCAGCGTCGATCGTCATCGTTCCGTACATCGACAAAAAACTAGAGAAGTACGAACCGAACGAGGCGCAGTGGGAACAGGTGTCAGCCGTTGGCGACCCTGAGTCAATAACGCTCAAAAGCAATAACGGCTCAACAACCGTCACCCATACGCCAACCACTAAGACGACCACGGAATACGGGCCAGCCGTTGATCTAACGGACCGCTGCGAATTGTTCGACGGCGGCTATGGCGATCTATCCGACACCGTCGTAAAGACCACCACGACCCGCAGCACCGTGCTGGGCTTTGCGGCTGGCGGTTATGTCACGGCGTTGCTTGATGCAGGCAAAGACGTAAACCCCTCGCTTTCTGGCGAAATTAAGCAAGTCACGAACCATGAGTTCGACGAGAAGGACAGGCCCACGCGAACAGTGACGGAGACGTTTGAGCCGCTCTTCGTTTACGCCGGCCGTATGAGCTTGGCGTGGGTTTTCGACGATTCGCACGTCAGCCTGGGCAGTGAGTTGGTGCTGACGGAGAGGACTATTGAGGAATATGAGTACGCGGGTGAACTGAACATCCCTGAGGGCTTTAAGCCAGGCCAGGACATCCCAGAGCCTGTCGTTTACCAGCGCGTTCACCGTTTCACTTATCAAGCCTGGGGCAAGACTCAGGGCGGCTCACAGGGCCCGGCAGAGTCCACAACGCTGGACGCGTTTACTAGCGCCAGTGATGTGATCGCCTACATCCAGGACAGCTTGGGGCTTGTCCTGACTGACTCAGAAGTGCAGTCAAACAAGGCTTTTAACCCCAAGGGGCAACGGCGACCTAGCGAAACTGACCGCGCCGTTGAACAGGGCACGTTGGATGGCAAAGGGCGTGAAACCAAATATGTCGAGCTTGAGTTCAGCGCTGACGGTGAAACAAGCCGCGTTGTGCAGTACAGCCCGCCACACCTGACGGAGAGTTATTTCGCTTCTAGCGGTTTGGTCGTCAAGATCAACAGCCAAGAGGTGTCGGCCAATTTTGGCCGTATTCAGCACCGCTTAGCTGCTGGCAACCGTTTAGGGATGAACGTTACCAGCACGCCAGACAAGTTGGCGTTGGCGCCTTATGACGGCTTGCGGATCAATGCCGGTGGGTTTGCCGCTTCGTATGCGGTCAATGCGCTGAATTTCAGCTTCGGCCGTGATGGGATCGTCGCAAGCGTCGATGCGTTGTTCTTAGGCGGCAATGGCAGTGCCGGCGGGAGTAGCGGTGGCGGCGGTGGTTCGCCGTGGTTTTATCTGCCGCCCAACTACAACCCTGACAACCTGCCAGACGCCGACGATGACAGCCCAATCATTCCGCCGTTTAATGAGCGGGTGAATGTGGTGGCAGGCATTGCCCTAGGCACGCGTGCCGCTTCACAGCTGGCGCAAGGACTTGTTCCACAAACGGTTGAGGTCGGTGTTGCTCTAGGCCTTAGCGGCACCAATGCGGAATACAAGCAATTTGCAGAGGTTGGTGTCGCAGTAGGGGTGGACGCTGACGGCACCTTGGCTTTTATCAATGACACGCATATTGGTGTCGCCCTTGGCGTTAAAGCGGTACAAATCAAGGCATCTCGGCCTGTAAGTGTTGGCGTTGCGCTTGGCACCAACGTTGGCCCGCCGATTGAACAAAGCGCTTTGTTGCTGCATTTTGACGACTTCCCGCCAGATACAAGCTTTTCGGAAACATTGTGGGTTGATAGCTCGCCCAACAACATCGCGCTAACAAACACAACGGTTGGATCATTTAACTGCATTTCGTATAAATCAAACCCTTCTACGACATCACGCTTTGGTGACGGATTGGCGTTGCTCACTAGTGGTGATGACCCGGAATACGACAACTGGGGCGGGCTTTTGTCAGAACGCAATGAAGCGTTAGCCCTTGGGAAACAATGGACGATTGAGTTTTGGTTCAAAATGTCCGACCTTATATGGCCAGAGACAAGGCCTTCTCAACCTTATTGCTTTCTGTCCATGGACTCAGCCACGACGCGATCTATTGCGTTCTATATCCAATGGGAAGAGGCTGAGGGGGTGGTTAACGGAAAGCTAATTGGTCAATTCAGGAGAGAAGGAAGCTCATTTATTGAGACGTTAGAAGGTGCTTACGTTCTCCGCGACAACTGGATTCATTGCGCGATGGCTTCAAACGGGGACACCGTTCGTTTATTCCAAAACGGCAACGGCTACGACACGTTTAGCTATAGCGACATGAGTGCAGAGCCTGTCGATCGCATTGGCATTGGTGGTTTAATACGGCCTGAATGGGACGACAGAATTAAAGACTGGCCCGCTGCATGCTTGTTGGATGAATTACGCATCCTTACAGAAAAGGCGGCTTACAACCCCAATTCGCCTGTATATGACATCCCAACAGGGCCATTTTTGGGTTGAGGCAAGCTAGATCAATGCATTAGCTGCCGTGGCACTTACCGCAACGCTGTCTACAAAAGAATTTGAACGCATCTCGGCGTTGGCTTACGAGGGGCTGTCATGTCGCGTCAGCTTGCACGTCAACAGCGGTTCATTAACTGCAGAGAGCACAATGACCGACTGGGATGCGGTAAAGCTGCCTGCAAGCAATGGTTATGCAGACTTCACGGTTGCAAGCTTGCCAGCCGGCGGCCTTGATCCTGGGTCAGATGATCGCTGGGAGATTGGCGGTACTGCCGGGCCTAACACTTATATCGAGGCAGCATTCACGGCAGAAGGCACTGGCTTTTCGTTTGACACTGTTGTCGTTCAGGTAGGCGGCGGAACCTACCCTCATTCGATTTTGGTCGAAGCTCCCACCGTGACTGTGGCGGCTGGCCAGACGCAGACTTATCGCATCCAGCTGTTGATCGACAACGTTTGATCAATGGCTACGAAGATCACCGTTGCGGTTGGCGCTAACGGCGAGGTGCTGAATGCGTTGGCATTGCGTGATGGGGCGCGTGCTGACCGGCTAGACAGTGAGGCAACAAAAAAGCAGGCCAGGCAAGCGGCAATAGAGAAGCTTGATGATGACACCAACGGCCGTGAGAACAAGCTGAACAAAGGCGGCATCGGCCGTGACCCTGCGGCGTTTGCCAGGAAGAAAAGGGACGACGTAAAGGGCCAGTTCGCGGGGCTCAATATCCAGTACCTGCACTTCCCATTAACAGAAGAGAACGCCGCGCTAAAAGACGGGAACTACATGCGCATCAAGTTCCGCGGCATCAAGACAGAGGAGGATGGCAGCGGCAACAAAACATCTGAGCTATCGCCCGAAATTGTTGAGTTACGGCTAGTTAGAAATAACAACGTTGCTGAGTTCAATATTGAGAGGCCATCCGGCTACAAATTCAGCAGCGATTGGGACACCCGAGATGAATACGGCGAGATGCCTTTGTATATGGGCTTCGGCGGATGGCCTGCCTACGAGGGCGTTGATGCTTATTGGCAGGAAGGCTTCAATGGGCGTTCAATAAGCGCTCATATTATCAACGATGATAATTACAGAGAGTATTGGATTGCGGTCGCATTTGGATCACGTTGGGAGACTTTCGACGACGACCGGATGGATGCAGTTGACAATTCATCTGGGATAACAATCTGGCAGGATTTTCCTGATTACGCTCGCCTTTACAGTGCAAACGAAGATGTAAATGGCCGCAGACCTGTCTCAAGCGGTGGTCAGCTTTATGTTGATCGTGATTACTCACCATATACAAATTCTAGATATGACCCAATTGAAGAGCTATTTTTGCTCCCATACACGGAAGAGCTTTTCTTTGCTTTTGTTGTTTATACCGATTACAACGTCGGTTCGTATTCCGGCTTTACTGTCAATGGAACAGCGACATCATCTTCGACCGATGATAAATATCCGAAACTAGGAATGAACTCTTCTTTTGACGGTCATACTGCAACTGCAATGGAGACAAGTTACACAAGAGGAAAACCCGTTTATCAAATTCCGCCAGGGTATGAGTATCGTGATTATGACTTAAATGCGCTTTTGCCGACTGGAAGCGCACACCCAACAATTACTGATACTGGCGCCAATAAAATACAGCAGACATATTTGTATAAAATTGAAAACGGCAAGGTTACCGCAATTCCTGTGCCTAATGAATTGCGTGCGTTCGCTGCCTCTTTGCAAACCGACTTGCGCAACGCCACGGTGCCATTGTCAGGCACAAACATGAAAGCGCAAATAGCAGGCTATAGACAGACTGTTTTTTATTATGAGGACCAATTTTTAAACCCATTCATTGTCCGAAATGCGTATAAAACAGATACCAATAGCTGTGCAGCCGTTCAAACTCGCTTAGCTTTTATTGCCCTTAAGAGCGAGATGATTGCTGGGCGAAAGTATCTGGACCACGAACAGCGGGCGCGTTCA